CATACTCAAGCCCGGCGAAGACGACGACCTTGCGGCGGACAGGCTGAAGAACGCAGCGGCTACTAAGAAGCTTGCCATCTTCGACGCCCTAGAAATTTTGAATCGCATAGACTCCGAGGAAGAGGAGTTAGAGCTGGAGGCTACATCCACCCAGACGGAAACTAAGGTGGGTTTTGCAGAACGACGGTCCAGATAAGCTGTACACCATCGCCGAGGGCTATGTGCCCAAGACGGTGTTGAAGAACAAGAACCGCGCTAAGACGTGGTTCTACGGCTACAACGAGAAGTACGATTTGGTGGTCATCTCCAAGACGGGGGAGATAGGCGACGTTATGAACATCAACGGTGTTCATATCGCGCTCCCGCCTGCACCGAAAGACCTGCCGGACGGTAAGAACCGCTGGGTGCGTGAGGAGCTCCCTAAAGAGCTAAACCGCATCCAGAGCATCTTCCAGTGGAACGATATGCCCAAAGGCTTCAAAGCCAACTGGGTGGACTATATCGAAGCTGAGTTCGACCGCCGCGAGGACGGGCATTGGTTCAAGAACAACGGCGTCCCGACGTACATCACGGGTGGGCACTACATGTATTTGCAGTGGACGAGCATCGACGTAGGGTACCCAGATTTCCGTGAGGCAAATAGGATATTCTTTATCTTCTGGGAGGCATGCAAGGCTGACCCTCGCTGCTTCGGTATGGCGTACCTCAAGATTCGCCGTTCTGGATTTTCGTTTATGGGGTCGTCGGAGTGCGTAAACACTGGCACACTAGCGAAAGATTCACGGGTTGGTATACTCTCTAAGACGGGTGCGGACGCCAAAAAAATGTTCACCGACAAGGTGGTTCCCATTGCGAACCGCCTTCCATTCTTCTTCAAACCGATACAGGACGGCATGGATAAGCCGAAAACGGAACTGGCGTTTCGTATACCTGCTTCGAAGATTACAAAGAAGAATATGTACGATGTGGAGAGTGAAGAGATTTTCGGACTGGACACGACCATCGACTGGAAGAACACCGACGACAACTCCTACGACGGAGAGAAGCTCATCCTGCTAGTCCACGACGAGAGCGGAAAGTGGATTAAGCCCAACAACATCCTCAACAACTGGCGAGTCACCAAGACGTGCTTGCGCCTTGGAAGCAGGGTTATCGGCAAGTGCCTAATGGGCTCGACCTCGAACGCGCTGGCTAAGGGCGGTTCGAACTTCAAGAAGCTATACGAGGACTCCGACCCCAGCGTACGCAACGCCAACGGACAGACTAGGAGCGGTATGTACTCCCTGTTCATTCCTATGGAGTACAACATGGAAGGGTTCATAGACCAGTATGGTCACCCCGTGTTCCGCACCCCTGACGCGCCCATCAAGGGTGTCGACGGGGAGAAGATTAAGTCTGGCGCCATCGACTACTGGGAGGCCGAGGTCGAGAGTATGAAGAGCGACGCCGACGCCCTTAACGAATTTTACCGTCAGTTTCCGCGCACCGAGTCGCACGCTTTCCGTGACGAGAGCAAGCAGAGTCTCTTCAACCTAACCAAGATTTACCAGCAGATAGACTACGCCGACAGCCTCGTCAAGGAGCACTACCTTACGCGGGGCTCGTTCAGTTGGGAGAACGGCATCAAAGACACGAGGGTTATTTTTAGCCCCGATAAGCGTGGCAGGTTTAATGTATCGTGGTTCCCCAAGGCGGGGATGCAGAACCGATGGTTAGAGAAGCGAGGCGTAAAGTATCCCGGCAATGAACACCTTGGCTCTTTTGGATGTGACTCCTACGACATTAGTGGTACTGTGGGCGGTGGCGGTTCTAATGGTGCTCTGCACGGAATGACCAAGTTCCATATGGACGATGCTCCTACGAACCAGTTCTTCTTGGAGTATGTCGCTAGGCCACAGACGGCGGAGATATTTTTTGAGGAGGTACTCATGGCTTGCGTCTTCTATGGCATGCCCATCCTTATTGAGAACAACAAGCCGAGGTTGCTATACCACTTCAAGAACCGAGGGTACCGTGGGTTCTGTATGAACAGGCCCGATAAGCATCTCAATAAACTGAGTAAGACCGAGCGCGAGCTAGGCGGTATACCCAACAGTAGCGAGGATGTTAAGCAGGCCCACGCCGCAGCTATCGAGAGCTATATCGAAAAGCATGTGGGCATAGATATGGAGGGTACGTTCCGCGACCCCGGCGAGATGGGAGAGATGCCTTTCGTTAGAACACTAGAGGATTGGGCGCGTTTTGATATTAGCAATAGGACTGCTTTCGACGCCACCATCAGCAGTGGACTGGCTATCATGGCGAACCAAAAGCACCTCTATACGCCTGAGAATAAGAAGACATCAATAAGTATTACCTTGCCTAGGTATAACAATCGTGGTTATAGGAGTGAGCTGAATGAAGGACGTTAAAGTCAACATCTCTAGCGCGGGCTTCCCCAGTCAGTTTGTTTCTGACGCGGAGAAGGCCAGCGACGAGTATGGCCTTATGATAGGTCAGGCTATTCAATACGAATGGTTTAAGAGGGATGGCAATCAATGTCGCTTCTACAACCAGTGGCGCGACTTCAACCGCCTGCGCCTATACGCCCGTGGCGAGCAGAGTATCGCCAAGTACAAGAACGAGCTGGCTATCGACGGCGACCTGTCGTACTTGAATTTGGACTGGACACCCGTTCCTATCCTCCCTAAGTTTATTGACATCGTAGTCAACGGTATGTCCGAGCGTGTCTTCAAGGTCAAGGCGTACGCTCAAGATGCTCTATCGCAAGCCAAGCGCAGCAAGTATCAGGATATGATTGAGGGGCAGATGGTCGCCAAGCCTGTGCTGGAAATCATCCAGCAGAAGACTGGCGTCGACCCGTTCACTATGAACCCCGAAGACCTTCCCGGCACCGATGAGGAGTTGCAGGTCTATATGCAGCTCAACTACAAGCCTGCCATTGAGATTGCTGAGGAGGAAGCCATCAACACCATCCTCGAGGAAAACCACTATACCGACCTGCGCAAGCGCATGGACTACGACCTGACGGTGTTGGGCCTTAGCGTCGCCAAGCACGAGTTCTTGCCCGGCGCGGGAGTACAGGTCTCGTATGTAGACCCGGCCAATGTGGTGTACAGCTATACCGAGGACCCATACTTTAAGGACTGCTTCTACTGGGGCGAGATTAAGACGCTCCCCATCACGGAGCTCATGAAGATTGACCCGAGCCTCACCAACGAGGACTTGGAGGAGATTAGCAAGTACAGCCAAAGTTGGTACGACTACTACAACGTAGCTCAGTTCTACGACAACGACATCTTCTATCGCGATACGGCTACGTTGATGTACTTCAACTACAAGACGACCAAGAAGATTGTCTACAAGAAGAAGAAGCTCGAGGGCGACGGGGCCCGCGTAATCGAAAAGGACGACCAGTTCAACCCTCCCGAAGAGATGATGGAGGAGGGCAACTACGAGAAGGTCGAGAAGACCATCGACGTATGGTATGATGGCGTCATGGTGATGGGCACCAACATCTTGCTCAAGTGGGAGGTGGCGCAAAATATGGTCCGCCCTAAATCTGCCAGCCAGCACGCTTTGCCCAACTATGTGGCTACGGCTCCGCGCATGTACAAGGGCGTCATCGAGTCGCTTACGCGGCGTATGATTCCTTTCGCGGACCTCATCCAGATTACGCACCTCAAGCTCCAGCAGGTTATCTCGCGCACCGTTCCTGACGGCGTGTATATCGACGCGGACGGCCTCAACGAGGTCGACCTTGGTGGCGGCAACGACTACAACCCTGAGGACGCCCTGCGGCTATACTTCCAAACGGGTAGTGTCATTGGAAGGTCGTTCACTCAGGACGGGGAGTACAACCACGGTAAGGTCCCCATCCAAGAGCTCAATAGCAACAGCGGTGCTGCTAAGACGCAGATGCTCATTGGCAATATGAATCACTACTTGCAGATGATTCGTGACGTAACGGGACTCAACGAGGCCCGCGACGGAAGCACCCCCGACCCACACAGTCTTGTTGGCTTGCAGAAGCTGGCTGCTGCCAATAGCAATACGGCTACCCGCCACATCTTGGACGGAAGCCTGTATATGTTCCGTTCTCTGGCTGAGGCCCTTACGTACCGCGTCAGCGATATCCTCGAGTACGCCGACTTCAAGGACGAGTTCGTAAACCAGATTGGCAAGTACAACGTCAGTATCCTA